ATACTCATTTATGTAATTGGCAATTACGTAAATTAAATGAGAGGAGATGTTCATATGAATTGTACAAGAGAGTCTTTGCGAGCAGCGAGAATCAAAAAGTCATTAACTCAAAAACGTTTAGCTGAGTTAACTGGTGTTACTGAAACAACTATTCGTAATATAGAGAACGGTCGTTCCTGCCCGAGTTTCAAACTATCAATTATGTTAGCAAAATTACTTAATGTAGATTTTGAAACTTTGTGGGAATACGATTTTCGTAATTCTTAATTCTTTTTTTTATTATAAAACGTAATTCTTATTTACGCAAGTGGTAATTACTATTTTTTTAACAAAAGGAGCTTAGAAAATGAACTATGCACACGAAATGCCCGCACTAACGGCAGAAGACATTGTTAAATCAAGACTGCATTTAATTGTCAAAGATCTATTTAAAGAAGTTTTTCAAACGAACAACAGAATTAATCGATGCAGAGAAAAAATTTCATCAAGCTCATTATGCGATGGAACAAATCGTTATTGGAAAGCACAAGAAAATCTAGATGCATCAATTCGTGAAAAAAGTTTTTTACTTCATCAACTACTGCAGTTAGATGTGTCTTATCGATGGACAGAAAAACTACATCAGGACCGTTATTCTTTTGTTACCGATTATGTGGCTGTGCTAGTTGAACTAAACGAGTTAAAGCATGAGAGGGGGTAAGGGGTATGCCAAAACCAGTTAAGGTTGATCTGGAAGCTGTCGAACAGAATCCAGATCGTGCCTCAATTAAATATGGAAATAAAGCCGTAGTACAAAAAATGTACTCAATCACTAAATCCAGTTTAGAGAAATGGCTGGCTTTAATGCAGGACACGCCGCAATTTTCGTCTGGTGTAATTCATCCAACACATAAGATTGTATTAATTGAGTTAGATGTGTTTGACGAGTTTGTTCGCTGGATGGATAAAAACCGTTACAAGAAAAGAAAGGGCGGATAGTACGTGGCTTATACGACAGAACAAGAAGCGTGGATATTATGCCAAATTCAAAAAGATCGCAAGCAAAAACAATCAGATAGGGCAGCTCTTAGAAGCGCTGATTTATTAACAGACAGAGAAGCGGAAAAAATTCAAAACGAATTAGATTTTTTAAGTCGTTTAGAAGATAAGAACCGCATGCACAGATTAATTCCGTAGGAGGTTTTACAAAAATGATTATTTGCTACAAAGGCGAAGATTTAAAAGTGCAAGAGACTTGTAGCACCTATGACAACATTTCAGTTGTGTTGTTTAAAGGGCAAAAACGAGTGTATAACCATCGAACTAATGAAATTGTCGGCGGCGATGAACGTTTGCCAGAAGCAAAAGCAATTCGAAATTTTAACGGTTCTGTGATGGTTTTAGGGAGGTGAAAGCAATGAAAAAAGTTTATCAATCACGTTTGGTGTTGACCTTATTTGCCGCATTTCTTTTTGGGATTATTGCAAGAGAAAGTACAAGTTTAAATGTTCTGTTACTAATTTGCGGACCTGTGGCTGCGTTGTTATGGGTACATCACGACGAAGTGAAATATCAAAAAGAGGTGAAATAAATGTTAACAGCTAATGAAGCTTTTTTAGTACGTGAGGCAGTACGAGAAAAGATTGAAACGTTAAGAGAAGCAGTACGCCACGAAAGTGCAAAGCATCCGACAATGCAAGACATTCGCACGCTAAAGCATTTTCAAGCAGAGTTAGAACGTTACGAAGTTGCTTATCAAAAAATGCTCAACGAAGTGGGGTGTTAGGTGATGATTGCTGTATTGAAACAAAAAGAGCCTACCTCGTCTGTCAACGAAGTAAGCTGCTAAACAAAAAAATATACAAGTAAATAATAACACGGAAAGTAGGAATTTAAAATGAAAAACTATTATCACGTAAAAACACAAGAAGCATACGATAGCTTAATGGCCTTTTTGGAAACGCTAGGGTATAGCTGGGATAATGACGACGAGCCAACAGAATTTGATGCTTTTGTTATGCACAGAGAGGCAACAGTTATAGAGGTAGACGAGAAGAAAAAGAAGTTAATTTATATGAATACTTATGTTTTTAAGCAACTTAATGCTGTTATCAAAGCAAACTTGATTGAATGGCCAGCAATTGCGTTAAAAGAAAAAATTGAAGTCTCAAAAGAGTTTGATGAATGGGTGCAGAAAAGTAAAAAAGCACATATTGATTATAAAAGTTGGTGTATTTGGCAAATTAATAAGATGGGATGGAATCACTGGTTGGAAGATCCTATTACAGATGAAGAGTTGCTTACCAAGAAATGTTTGGAATGGACGGAAGAAGTAGAAGAAAATCAAGAACTGCATACACGTGCGATTCTTGATGGTTACACAGTGAAAAAAGAACCAATGTATGAAATTCCTTTATCTTGTTTAAAAACAACGGATGGAGAAGTTCAGTATCTAAGCTATAAAGATAAAAAATGGTTTGCTAGTAGAAAACATACTTGGCTAAAACAACGTTTCACAGAAACAGAACTAAAAGAAAAAGTACCTGAATTTTATCGGGAATTAGCAAAGGAAGTGTAACGCTTTGTTATCACCGTACAAGAAAATTAGGCGAAAAGCGGGCATGTCACAAGAAGAATTAGCGAAAAGAATGCTGCTTCCTGTGAAGCTGATAAAAGTTTATGAAAAACGTAATGTAGACCCACCGTTGCATTATCACGCCAATTTTAAAGCGATTTTCAATGTAACAGATGAAGACATTAACCAATTAAAAACAACTGGAGGAATAAAAAATGCCAAAAATTAACTTAGCAATTGAAGCAGATTCAGCAACAGAAATGAAAGAAATTTTATCTCAATTAGCAACGGGAAGCGTTGTAGAAGTAACACAATCTTTAAATACAGCTAATAAAAAAGCTACAGAAGAAGTAGAAAAAGCAGCGAAGAAAGAACCTGCAAAAAAGAAAAAGGCGACTGCGAAGAAAAAAGAAGAAGTTTCTACGGCCTCAACCTCAGACACCGAACCATCGAAAACTGGGGAGAAAGTCGTGCCTACTGATTCAGAAACAGAAGAGGTATCAGCAACAGCCGATTTACATCCAGGGGCAACAAAAGCAGATGTACAAGCAGCAATGAAAAAAGCAATGGCAAACGGCAATCGTGATCGGATTAAAATGTGCTTTGGCCGTTACAACGCAGAAAAACTTTCAGACTTGAAAGAAGAACATTACGGCAAATTTATCACTGACTTAGAAACGTTGGTAGGTGAATAAGCATGCCAGTAGGAAGTCACGCTTTATTAGGAGCGAGTAGTGCGCATCGGTGGCTAATATGCCCACCTTTGGCACGACTGGAAGAAAAAGTAAAAGATCGCGGCAGCTCTTATGCGGAGGAGGGAACAACTGCGCATGAATTAGCAGAGTTGTATTTGGCGAAGCGGTTTAAGCTATTAACCGCCAGAGCGGTAAACTCTCGATTGAAATTTTTTGAACAAGACCATCCGTATTGTGATGAATCCATGAAAGAATACGTCACTGCCTATTGCGATTTAGTAGAAGAACGTGTCAATCAATACGAAAATGCCACAGTCGAATTAGAACAAAAAGTAGATTTTTCTAAGTGGGTCCCAGAAGGGTTTGGAACTTCGGACGTGGTGGTCTTATCAGATAAGACGATTGAAATTATCGACTTAAAATACGGCAAAGGCGTTCCTGTTGATGCGTATTTAAATCCTCAACTGATGTTATACGCGCTTGGTGCGGTGGATAAGTACGACATCATTTACGAATTTGAAACCGTGCGAATGACGATTATTCAACCTCGTTTAGACAATATTTCGACCTTTGAAATTGAAAAAGAAGAATTATTATACTGGGCTGATAATTACGTGGCGCCTCGAGCAGTGCAGGCTTGGGAAGGTACAGGAGAATGGACGATTACAGACGACGTTGTGAAGTTTTCAAAAGTTCGTGCCCAACTACGGCCACGTGCGGAGAGAAATTTTCAGCTGATTGATAAGCACGAACTGAAAGAAGCACCGCTTTTAACCAATGAGGAAATTGCTGAAATTTTAGAACGTGCACCAGAAATTAAGAAATGGTTGGAGCATGTGGAAACCTACGCTTTACAGAAAGCAAGGGACGAAGGCGAAGAGTTCCCTGGTTGGAAAGTAGTCGCTGGACGAAGTAATCGGAAAATTTCAGATAATGAAGGGCTACTGATGGTTTTAGAAGCCGAAGGATTTGAAGATGAAGATATTTTAAAACCGCAGGAACTGAAAGCCATTGGGCAATTAGAAAAAGTTGTCGGCAAGAAAAAATTTGCGGAATTAGCTGCAGACTTCATCATCAAACCAGAAGGAAAGCCAGTTCTTGTTCCTGAAAGTGACAAGCGACCAGCGTTAAACAGCGTAGAAAATGCGTTTAATGATTTTGAAGGGGTGGAGTAAAGGCTATGAAAAAAATTGACACACAAGAGGCAATATCTTCAACTCTAAAAAAGGGAATGGAGAAAGCGGAGCATTCAGGAATTAACGTATCTGAGGATGAATTTACTGTTATACAGCCTTTTGATGATTTAAATGCGGTTATTGTTACCGTTGAAAACAGCGCAGGAAATCGTCCTGTAAATATTAAGGTGACAGATACGGTGGTTATCTTAGAACGTCAAGAAGGTACTTTGGATGTATTTAAGTAGAAGGTGGGGGATAAAATGCCTCAAAAATCATGTAAAGAAAAGCCTGTAATTTTTAGCGGTAAAGGTTATTACATCACAAGAGAAGATACACGCAATGTTGGGCTTTATGTATTCAGTGAGAATAAAGTGTTATTTAAAGGATATTTTAACACGATTGAAGCGGCGTTATCGTCGTTAGTTACTAACTCATTGCTTGTAGATGAAACGTGGACAATGAACCTAAAAACCTATAAAGAATCTATTTTAGAGATGAAAGAACAAATCATCTCGGACATTAAACAGTATTTTACAGATCAAGCTTCTAATTCGTTAGATGATTTAGAAGAAGACGAATTATTCAACTAAAAAATATAAGAAAGTAGGAATTTAAAATGGCAAAAGTAACTGGAACGAAAGTAATTACAAATCAAGTGAGATTAAGTTTTGTGCATGTGTTAGAACCTCACGCAATGGAAGAAGGGCAAGAGAAAAAATATTCTTGCATGTTGATTATTCCAAAAGACGATAAAGAAACCCTTAAAGCGATGAAAGAAGCAATCAAAACAGCTTATGAAGGCGCAAAAGGGGACAAATTAAAAGGTGTTAAATTTGACCGTTTAAAAACGACCTTACGCGATGGTGATGAAGAAATGGACACCGAAGAACGCCCAGAATTTGAAAACGCAATGTTTATCAACGTATCAAGTAAAACGAAACCACAAGTCGTAAAACGTGAAGATGGCGTGCTTGTAAAAACAGACGATCCAGACGAAGTCTATTCAGGTGTTTATGCGATTGCATCTATTAACTTTTATGCTTACAGTACTGCAGGAAACAAAGGAGTTACTGCTGGGCTAAATAACATTTTAACGTTATGTAAAGGGGACTTCTTAGGCGGTCGTGCCAATGCTGAATCCGATTTTGGTGATTTAGAGTGGGAAGACGAAGAAGACGATATGTTTAGCTAAAAATTGAATAAGGGGCTAAAATGCCCCTTTTCTTTTGAAAGGAGAAATTGAAATGAGTAAACGGCCAGTTTATTTACCAATAGAATTACACGATGTTTTTGAACTACTTGAAGAGAGAAAATCGAATATGATTTATTTTACTACAGCTAAAGGTTCACTTGTTCAGGTAAACGAGTATTCACTTAGACTGTCTGAACTACCGAATATGGCATTTTACGTTAAACAAGAATATACATCAGTAGAAGATCAGGAGGTAGGAAAAAATGAAACCAACTAAAGCACGTTTAAGAAACTATGTGGACACCTTAAAAAATTCAGTGGATAAAGAAATAAGAGCAAAAAAGACGAAGGCTATTCGTGCACATATTGAATCAGAGTGGCTGAAAATTGATCCTGAATTTAAGAAATTACGCGACTATTTTGAATCACTCAAGATTCGCCAAAACGTAAAAAATGAACTTGTCGATCTGTTAGAAGAAAACAGTTTGGAAATATGGAGCTTTTATCGCGATACGGATGCTAGAGATTTTGAAACCTATAAGAAAGGGTTTCTTGAAAAACTTAAGTATAACTCAATAAAAGGGCTTGCGAAAGTAGAAGCTGTTTACGATCAAGAAATCCGAGAGGTAAGAGAAACGTACAATGCGATTATTGCAAATGTAGAAAGAGTGCCTGCTAAACAAGGAGTGGCTTATCTTGAAGAACTAGGGATCAACGTTGATGTTTTTAAAGAGGAAGAAGCACAGCTTCCGATGATTGCCGTTGATAAAAGTAAATTGCGGTTACCATCTGAAACGGCTGATAGCAAATGAAAACGTTAAATATTGATATTGAAACGTATTCGGATGAAGACTTAACCAAAGTTGGGGTTTATAAATACGCTGATAGCCCCAACTTTGAAATTTTACTTTTTGCTTATTCGGTTGATGGGCAGCCTGTCGAATGTGAGGATTTAACAATTAGTGAAATACCTGACGAGATAGTGGCTGCGCTAACAGATAAGAACGTGCTTAAAATTGCATTTAATGCCCAATTTGAGCGCGTTTGTTTGTCTAAGTATTTAGGTGTTCCGTACTACTTAGACCCTGCACAATGGCACTGTACGATGGTTCACGCAAACGAATTAGGGTTGCCAGCTTCTTTAGGTCAGTGTGCGAAATATTTAAACATCGAACAGCAAAAAGATACGAGAGGTACGCAACTGATTAACTTCTTTTCTAAACCGTGTAAGCCGACTAAGAAAAACGGCATGCGCACAAGAAATTTACCTGAACACGCTCCCGAAAAATGGCAAACGTTTATAGAGTATTGCATTCAAGACGTCAATGTAGAAATGGCTATCGCGAATAAGTTGAATCGCTTCCCTGTCCCCGAAAGTGAGTGGAGGCTTTACACATTGGATCAGCGAATTAACGACCGAGGGGCAGAAATTGACCACGAATTGGCAACGGCTGCTATTGACATTATGGCCGATTTAAGTGAAGCGGGGCTAAACGAAATGAAGGAGTTAACAGGATTGGAAAATCCTAACAGCTTAGCGCAACTGAAAAAGTGGCTAGAAGAACAAGGAACGCCTTTCGAGAAACTAGGAAAAGAAGTTGTGTTAAAGGCTCTAGCATTAGGAAACTTGCCCGAGAATGTGGCGGAGGTATTAAAATTGCGCCTTAGCTTATCCAATTCAAGCACAAAAAAATATTTGATGATGGATAACGCCCGTTGTTCGGACAATCGCATTCACGGTATTTTACAATTTTACGGTGCCAACCGCACGGGACGTTGGGCAGGGCGATTATTACAAGTGCAGAACTTGCCTAGAAACTATTTAAGTGAAATTGACTTTGCCCGTCAGCTTGTGAAAGCAAAAGATGTTGAAGGCATCGAATTAATGTATGAAGATGTGCCAGACACATTGAAACAACTTATCCGAACAGGGTTAGTTGCCAAAGAAGGGCATCGTTTCATTGTGTCTGACTTTTCAGCGATTGAAGCTCGAGTGATTGCTTGGTACGCCAAACAAGATTGGGTGCTCGAAGTATTCCGCACACACGGCAAAATTTACGAAGCAACAGCGGCGCAGATGTTCCATTTAGGCGAAGTGACAGACTACGACTGGAAAAGCCACGAAGGTAAAGACATGCGGCAACGTGGAAAAGTGGCTACTCTTGCACTCGGCTACCAAGGCGGACCAGGGGCGCTTAAAGCTATGGGCGCGTTAGAAAATGGCATTGAAGAACACGAATTACAAGACATTGTGGATCGCTGGCGTACAGCCAATAAACGTATTAAAAACTTTTGGCATGAAACCCAAAAAGCTGTGATTGACTGCCTGCAAAACGGCGGTATTAAAAAAGGCCCTCGAGGGTTGAAATTCTACAAAAAAGCGGGATTCTTGTTTATTCAACTACCAAGCGGACGAAAACTAGCGTATGCAAAAGCACATTTAAAAGAAGGTGACTACGGTCCTGCTATTTTTTATGAAGGCCAAGGCGATAAAGTCGCTTTCACGGAACAACAAACCTATGGCGGTAAATTGGTGGAAAACATTGTTCAAGCAACGGCAAGAGACGTTTTAGCAGAAGCGATGCAGAGGCTTGAACGTGAGGGCTATCCTATTGTTTTTCACGTGCACGATGAGGCAGTAGCCGAAGTGCCAGAAGGGGAAAAATCTATTGAAGAAATGAACGAAATCATGTCTGTAGTTCCTGATTGGGCGGAAGGGTTGCCGTTAAACGCCGAAGGATTTGAAACGAAGTATTACATGAAAGATTAGACGGAGGAAGCGGAATGATAGGAGACTTTATTTTGTGGATAAAACAGGTATTTAAAGAAACGTTCTGTGTACATGACTATAAAACAAAAGGTACCTACGGTTTATATGACAGTCACGGATATTTAAAGTGCGAAAAATGCGGAAGAATTAAATAGGAGGTAATTTAAATGGAATTGAAAGTAAGTTTATACTTGAAAAGTGGCTATGTTATTTCTGACACTGGATCGAATCTGGATCAAGAATCAATAGAACAATGGTTGGAAGAGTTCACATCAGGTGAGAAGGAATGGATTTCAATCGGTAATCTACCACGGATGTCGCTCATTCCTGTCAAGGCTATTGAGTGTATAAGCTTTGAAGATATATCGCTCATTCCTGTCAAGGCTATTGAGTGTATAAGCTTTGAAGATATATCGCAGACCGTAGAAAAGACTGATTACAAATGGCGAGAATAGTAGAAGTTTTCGGGATAGAAACAGGGAAAGTTTATTTTAGAGGGCCGAAAGAAGTGGTCTTTCAACTTTTACAGAAACAATACCCTTCTTGTAAGGGGATGAAGCCAATTTATCCAGTATATCCTGAAACGTTGCGAATAGTAGAAGTAAAAGAATGAAAGGGGCTATGAACAAATGGAAAATAACATACTTATACTAGCAAGCTTTGCGATTTGCTTTTTGTTAGGCTATTTTGTTGGCATTCGTAAATACCTGAAAGCGATAAGCGCTTCGCTTAATTATGAGCGGGAATTACCCACAAGTGATTATCAAAAAGGATGGCTTGACTGTTTAGGTTTCATCCTTAAACAATAAAAGAAAGGAAGCGGAAAGATGGAACAGCCAGAAAAAAACATCAAATTAGCCTATGATGGTGAAATCCATCTTGCAGTTGGTGCTTCAAAAACCGAGAAAAAATGGAAAAATCGGCAGATGTCTTGGTCTGATTTTATCCAACGATTGAAAACGCCGACGGTTACACAAGAGACTGTCGAGGACTACAAAAAAATGCCGAAATCGAAACAAGGCGAGGTCAAAGACGTTGGGGCGTTTATTGGTGGTTGGTTAAAAGAAGGACGACGGAAAAGAGGAAACACGCAACAGCGAAGTCTTGTTACGTTAGATGCTGATAGTACGACGTTAGACTTTTGGGACGATGTACAGCTGTTATTTGACCATGCCGCAGCTATCTACACGACACACAGCCATTTAGTCAAAGGTCCGCGCTATAGGCTGATTATTCCGCTAAATCGCCCAGTGACGGCCGAAGAATATGAACCTCTAGCGAGAAAGCTTGCGGAGTTTTTCGGCATGGATAACTTCGATGATACGACCTATCAGGTAGAACGCTTAATGTATTGGCCCAGTCATTCGATAGACGGGGAATATTTCACCGATAACATCGATTTGCCGTGGGTCGACCCTGACGAAATTCTAAGCCAATACGAAGACTGGCGAGATGCAAGTTTTTGGCCTGAGAGTTCACGGGGGCATTCAATTCGTGAAAGACAAGCAAAAAAAGCAGGCGACCCATTAGAGAAAAAAGGGGTTGTCGGGGCGTTTTGTCGCACGTATGACATTGTTTCAGCGATTGAAACCTTTTTACCTGACATCTACGGATCAACAGGAAGAGAGGACCGTTGGACATTTTTAGAAGGTTCTACTAGTGGTGGGTTAGTGATTTATGATGATAAGTTCGCTTATTCTCACCACGGTACGGATCCTGTAGGCGATCAACTGGTGAACGCGTTTGACCTTGTCCGCATTCATTTGTTTGGCGATTTAGATGAGGATGTCAAACCGACAACTCGGATTGACCGTTATCCATCGTTTAAAGCGATGCGAGAGTTCGCAATGGAAGACAAGCAAGTTAAGACCTTGATTCAGAGTGAAAAGCTGTCACAAGCACTAGAAGACTTTGACGGCGAGCTAGACGAATTGGAAGAGGACGACAAAGACTGGTTTACAAAATTGGACCTAGAAATTGATGAATACGGTCAGATTATGGCTTCCGCGAAAAATTTAGAAGTCATTATGCTGAACGACCCGAACCTCAAAAAGAAAATTTTTATGAACAGTTTCTCTAATCGTATTGAGGTGAAAGACAACTTGCCTTGGCGGAAGTTAGATCGAGACAAGATGTGGAAGGACAGCGACGATGCGGGGTTACGTGTATACATCGAAAAAATTTACGGTATTGTGAACCGTGGCAAAATCGATGATGCGCTAGTCCAAGAAATCGAAAGAAACTCATATGACCCCGTAAAAGAATACCTAGAAAGCTTGCACTGGGACGGAGTGCCTCGCGTAGAAACTTTACTAATAGACTACTTAGGCGCAGAAGATACACCGTTCAATCGAGTAGTTACGAAAAAATTTCTTACGGCTGCCGTAGGGCGTATTTTTGTGCCAGGGATTAAGTTTGACTACATGCTAGTGACTAGCGGTCCGCAAGGAATAGGAAAAACGCTATTGCCTGCAAAATTGGCGGGAGACTGGTTTTCTAACAGCTTAGAAGGTGTGACGGGGAAAGACTCTTACGAAGCGTTGCAAGGTGTTTGGATCATGGAAATGGGCGAATTGTCAGCGACAAAAAAAGCAGACATTGAAGCCACCAAACATTTTATTAGCAAGCAAGAAGACATTTTCCGCGTTGCTTACGGTCGGCATAAGTCCTATTTTAAACGCCGTTGTGTCTTTTGGGGAACAACGAACGACAACGAGTTTCTGAGAGATAAAACAGGAAATCGGCGTTTTTGGCCAGTAGACGTCGGCATTCAACCGATTAAAAATAAAGTGTGGGAAATGACCGACGAAACGCGCAATCAGATATGGGCGGAAGCCGTTGAGTTGTGGCAAGCAGGAGAACCTTTGTATTTAACAGACGAACAAGAAAAACTAGCGCTAGAAGCCCAAGAAATGCACACGGAAACCTCTAGCATGGAAGGCGAAATCCTTGAGTATTTGGAAATCCCAATAACGGAAGATTGGTACAAACGAAGTAAACAAGAAAGACGAGAGTATATCCAAGGGTGGGGGACGGATATTCAGGAAGAAGGCGAGATTGTTAGAAACCGAGTATGTGTCGCAGAAGTTTGGAATGAATTGTACAACGGGGATTCTAAAAACATACATCCAGCTAAGGCTGCAGAAATTCGTCAAGTTTTAAGCCATTTATATGGTTGGGAGAAATACAAATTGAGTAGAGGCAGGCTTAAATTTGGTCCAGGTTATGGATTACAAACAGCCTTTACCCGATGTGAATGACGGATACTGGCGTGGATACCGTTAAAAACAGAAATGCTATTAAATCAACGTTTTTACGGTATCCATAATTTTTAGAGGATGGATACCGTAAAAATGTGATGAGTATCCATAGTATCCATTAAAAAACGGCATGGATACTGGTATGGATACCGCAAAAAGCTATTTATACCAAGTGTTCAAGGGCTAAAGTATCCACAGTATCCATAAAACCTATTCATATATAGAAATAGTTAATATACATATATAGCGTATATATGTATATATGTAAAATGGGGTATTTAGCCTATTCGCGTGCGCGAGGGATACTTTGGATACAGACGAGGAGGCAAGATATGCAAATCGAAAACGACATTGAAAAGTACCTAATTAGGCAGATAAAACGCACAGGAGCTTTATGTTATAAATTCACTTCCCCAGGAACTAGAGGTGTTCCTGATAGAATTATCTTGTATCAAGGTAATGTGTTTTTCGTTGAATTGAAAAGGCCTGGAGGAAAGCCAAGAAAAGACCAGTTAAAAATTATAGAAAAATTCAAAGAGCAGCTTATCCCAGTGTTTGTCATTGACAGCAAGCAAGGAGTGGATACGTTAATCTACGCAATGCAAAGCGGTATAGCAAGAGTTATGCCTGATATGCCGCGTAAAAAGGAGTGATTGAGTTTGAAAGCAACGTTACATCCCTATCAGGAATACTCTAAGAATTTTATTCTTGATCATCCTTACTGTGCTTTGCTGTTAGACATGGGACTAGGGAAAACCTTATCCAGTTTGACAGCTATTGACGAATTGTTACACACGTTTGAAATTATTGAGAATGTGTTAGTGATTGCCCCATTATCAGTTGCCGAGAAAACTTGGACCGATGAAATTGAAAAATGGGACCATCTACAGCACCTCACTTTTTCAAAAGTGTTAGGAAACCCAAAACAACGCGAAGAAGCTTTATTCAAAAAGGCAGATGTCTATTTAATCAATCGTGAAAATGTGGAGTGGTTAGTCAATTATTATCAGCGAAACTGGCCCTTTAAAACTGTGATTATTGATGAATTATCCAGTTTTAAGTCAAGTAGTGCCAAACGATTTAAAGCATTACGAAAAGTACGCCCGAAGATGGAACGTGTTATCGGGCTAACAGGCACACCTTCCCCAAACAGCTTGATGGATTTGTGGGCGCAAATGTACTTATTAGACCAAGGCGAACGGCTAGGAAAAACCATCACCCAATACCGCAATAAATATTTTGTTCCCGCACAAAAAAACGGGCATATCGTGTATTCTTGGCAATTAATCCCAGGAGCAGAAGAAGCGATTTACAACAAAATAAGCGATATATGCGTGAGTATGAAAGCAAAAGATTATTTGCGACTCCCACCGAGAACGGAAAATATTATCGAGCTAGACTTGAACCCGACAAGCTGGAAACAGTACAAAGAGCTAGAACGGGAATACGTGTTAGAACTCGAAGGAACAGACGTTGTAGCTAGTAATGCGGCTACACTATCAAACAAGCTTTTACAGCTGTCTAACGGCGCTGTATACGACGAAAACGGTGACGGAAGGGAAATACACCAAGAAAAGTTAAATGCGCTAGAACGCGTTATAGAGGACGCACAAGGGCAATCAGTTTTAGTCTTTTATCAATACCAACATGACTTAGAAAGAATCCAAGCACGATTTAAACAAGCAAAGGCTTTAAATGTGTCTGACGGGGATATTGAGAAATGGAATGAGGGAAAAATTCCGTTACTTTTAGCTCATCCGCAATCAGCAGGCCACGGCCTAAATTTACAAAAAGGCGGGCACATTATCGTATGGTTTGGGCTTACGTGGTCTTTGGAGTTTTATCAACAAGCCAATGCCAGGTTAGACCGCCAAGGACAAACACAGCCTGTTATTATTCATCATTTAGTGACGAAAGGAACTATCGACGAACAAGTAATCAAAGCTTTACAAGCGAAAGAACAAGGCCAATCAGCGCTAATGGCTGCAGTGAAAGCCAAAATTGAGGAGTATAGGGGGGATAAACTTGGATAAATTAATATCTTTCTGGTTATGTTTAGGTTTAGCTATGATGATATACAAAGTGTCGGAGTGGATTATTTCGATATTAGCTAGGATACCGTATGATGTTAGATTTATATTGCTATCCGCATTATTAACTCTAATTCTGTATAAAAATGTACAAGTTACGGTTAATAGTGAAAGCGATGAACAAGAAGGTAGGTGAAAGTACATTGTACGAATGGTTAGTCAGCTATCAAAAATTAGAACAAGAAATCTATTACTTAGACTGGGAGCTAGAAACGTATAAAAAAGAGTTAGAAAGATGGTGTGACCCAGAGGATTTAGGAAGATACACACTAACAAAAGATTCCAAAGCTTCTAAGTTGGAAGATATTATCGAAGACTTAGAAAAACGTTTAGCGTGGAAAATGAACTCAATTTACGATTTACGAAAGCTAGTTTATAGTTTCAAAGGACTAGATCAACACATTTTAAGAATGAAATATTTTGAAGGTCTGACACTGAAAGAAATCGCAAAAGAATTGAACCATGGGTATGATTATATCAGAAAAAGACATGCCTCTATTATCAATGAATCAAAAAGAGGGCACAAAAAAGGCACAACATCTCTTGATAAATCGTGATATACTGATATCAGTAAAATTATGCAGAAAAGGCATCTTCCGTTTTTGGAAGGTGTCTATTTTTTATACAGAAAGAAGGTGAGGTCATGGCGAAGTACACAGAGTGGCTAACCGATGAAGGGTTAATCAAAATCGAAGGATGGGCACGAGATGGCCTCATCGATAAGCAGATAGCTGAAAACATTGGTGTAGCTTATTCAACTTTTAGAGAATGGGTAAAAAAATTTCCAGCACTTTCGGCATCCTTAAAAAGAGGAAAAGAAGTTGTTGATAGACAAGTTGAAAATGCTTTGTTTAAAAGTGCTATAGGATACGAATACACTGAACGAACAGCAAAAGTCGTAGATCGTGACAAGGATATTATTGATGCTGAGCGAAGAGAATATGAACAACGCTACAAAATGGACCACCCAGAGGCGGATTTACAAGAAATTAAAGATGCTGCTATAAAAGCAATTCCAACAACAGAAAGGATAATTTTACTTGAAGTTGATAAACAAGTGGCTCCTAACCCGACATCTGCAATTTTCTGGCTTAAGAACAGAAAGCCTGATGAGTGGAGAGATCGAAGAGAAACCGAGGTTTCAGGATCGCTTAATATTTCCGATGCAGCAGTCGAAATCGAGCAGTTTTTCGAGGATGATTCTACATGAGCCCTAAAAAGCGAAAATATTTGAACCTAATCAAAACGAACCCGGTAATTTTTGGAAATTTAGTGGGGTTTAACGATTTAGGAGAATTGCACAATGATTGGTTAAAGTCTTTTTTGTTTGAGAAAGACGATCAAACGTTATTGGCTCATCGCGGCTCATTTAAAACAACTACCCTGGCGATTGCAATTGCATTGTTGATGGTTCTTTTTCCAAATAAAAATATTATCTTCTTACGTAAGACCGATACGGACGTCGTAGAGATTATTTTACAAGTGGCTAAGGTTTTATCTAGCAAATACTTTAAAACGCTTGTATTTGCATTATACGGCGTTGAATTAGTGCTTTTGAAAGAGACCACCACGGAAATAGATACCAACTTAAAAACATCTAGCCGAGGAACCTCTCAATTACTTGGTATGGGTATTTATGCTTCTCTGACCGGGAAACATGCGGATATTGTTATCACTGATGACATTGTTAACATTAAAGACCGAGTAAGTCGTGCTGAACGAGAGAAAACAAAACTGCAGTATCAAGAATTGCAGAACGTGAAGAACCGAGGCGGCAGGTTTATTAATACAGGCACGCCTTGGCACAAGGAAGACGCAATCTCTAAAATGCCTAACGTCAAGAAATTCGATTGTTACGAAACAGGTTTGATTGACAAAGAACAACGTAAAGCGTTACAACAAGCGATGACGCCGTCTCTCTTTGCAGCGAACTATGAGTTAAAACATATTGCTGATAGTGAATCGTTATTTACTGCACCAACTTACACAGACAACACCAATCTTATTTATAACGGTGTAGCCCACATCGACGCGGCTTACGGTGGGGATGACAGCACAGCCTTTACCATCTTTAAAGAACAAAAGGACGGAACGCTTATTGGGTATGGCAAGAAATGGCAGAAACACGTTGATGATTGTATACCAGAGATATTGCAACTACACCAACATTACCAGGCAGGAACCTTCTATAACGAAACGAACGGCGATAAGGGATATCTAGCTAAACATCTAATCGAACGCGGTCAATACGTACAAAAATATCACGAAAAAACAAATAAGTTTATCAAGATATCTTCTTATTTGCGGAAGTATTGGAGCCAAATTATTTGGCTTGAAGACACAGACAAAGAATATATAGCCGAGATATTGGACTATACGGAGAATGCAGAGCATGACGACGCACCAGATAGTGCAGCTAGTCTGCTTAGAGAAATTAAGAACACAAATAAATGGCTATACTAGAAAGAGGTGAATGATAATGGAGAATGAAAAGGAAAAGCATAAAGCACTTGAGGCTATATACCGTTTTATTAAAGTATATTTTGAATCTGAATGTGAAAAAAGCCCCGCAATGGTTGCGTCCATTGCAGAGCTAATAAAAGCTGTTTACTAGCTTTCAGTTTGTTCTAATTCAATATACAATATTTCGCTGCCGTTTAAGGAAACGGTAGTGCTTCCTTCAAAAACGTAGGTCCTATTGTCAGCAATTACAAATTCATTAAAATTTTTTGCTGTTTTTTCTTTTAGAGTTCCACTTAAATAATAGGAAACCTTTTTAAAATCAGAAACATCAATATAAGTCCCATTTTTCAAATTAATTCGCAACATAATTTTTCACCACCTTTCGTTGACTACTTCAGCAAATTATTGCTGATAACTAAGATTATACCAAAAGAAAGGAGGCTGTAAATGGAAGCCTTACTTAGTGAAGACGTTAAAATTATTGCCAACGCTTTGAAAGCGGCAATAGACAAAGACCGAAAATCCTCCTCAAAAAGAGAGGCAGAGACAGGTATTCGGTACTATAACCATGAGAACGATATCATGAACAATCGTATCTTTTACGTGGACGACGAGGGGATACTACGAGAAGACAAATACGCTTCAAACGTTCGAATCCCACACGGCTTTTTCCCAGAAATTGTCGACCAAAAAACTCAATACCTTTTATCTAATCCTGTTGAATACGAAACAGAAAACGAAGAACTTAAAGAGTATTTAGCAGAGTATTACAATTCTGAATTTCAAGTAGTGCTACAAGAGCTTGTGGAAGGTTCAAGCCAAAAAGGTTTTGAGTATGTTTATGCAAGAACCAATGCAGAAGATCGATTGTGTTTTCAAGTGGCTGATAGTTTAAACGTGTTTGGTGTATACAATGAATACAATGAATTACAACGTATTTGCCGTCATTATATCACTGAAATCGAGAAAGACGGCGAGACAGTCGATATCCATCACGCGGAAGTGTGGACTGACCAGAACGTTTATTTTTTCGTAGCTGAGGATAACAAAGATTATGAATTAGATGAAGCTGAACCAATTAATCCAAGGCCACATGTTTTAGCAGTTGATAGCGAGAATGAAAGCTTATTGCAACGAAGCTACGGACAAATACCTTTTTATCGGTTATCAAATAATAAACAGGAAACGACGGATTTAAAGCCTATTAAGGCACTGATAGATGATTACGACTTAATGAATTGTTTTTTATCAAACAATTTACAAGATTTTGCGGAAGCCATTTACGTTGTATCAGGTTTTCAAGGTGATGATCTTTCAAAATTAAGACAAAATGTTAAATCTAAAAAGGTTGTTGGTACTGGCTCAGATGGGGGTTTAGATGTTAAAACAGTAACGATTCCAACTGAAGGGCGTAAAACCAAAATGGAGATTGACAAAGAAAATATCTATAAGTTTGGAATGGCCTTTGATTCAACTCAAGTAGGCGACGGGAATATCACCAACATAGTGATAAAAGCACGTTATACACTATTAAACATGAAAGCCAACAAGACTGAAGCCAGACTACGAGCTTTACTAGAATGGATGAATAAGCTTGTTATTGATGACATTAATCGTCGTTATACTAAAGCATTTGACCCAACAGAAGTTTCATTTACGTTTACTAGAGAAGTAATGGTGAATGAAACAGATATTGTTAACGATGAGAAAACCGAAGCAGAGACAAGAAAAATTATCCTTGAATCTATCTTGCAAGTAGCACCTCGCCTTGACGACGACAACGTTTTGCGTCTTATCTGCGAACAGTTTGACCTTGATTGGGAAGACGTGAAAGAAGCCTTGGAAGAAGCAGAATATACTAAAGGTTTATCGGATAATACCGACGAAGAAGAAACGGCGGTGAACCCAGATGATCCAACTCAACAAATGGCAGAAGGAGCTACAGGCTCTACAGAAAGCCAATTACCAGAAAACGGATAATCAGCTATTTAATGTTTATCGCCAATCATTAATCGACATCAAAAAGCGGCTAAAAGTTTATACAGAAAATGCAGAAAGTCTTTCTTTTTCCACCCGTTTGGAAGTAGAGAGACTTTTTAGTGTTGCTGATGAAATTAATACCATTCTTCAGTTAAACTCACCGAAAGTTGAAAAAACTATCAAAGGCTATTCTGCAAAACAAGCTGAACAGGGATATTATGGACTGTGGTATACGCTAGAGCAGTCACAGAATATAGCACTAAGTATGCCGTTAATTAACCATGATTATATTATGAATCTCGTCAATGCACCTGTAGCGGGTAAGAGGCTCTCAAAGCGTTTATACAAGTACCGTGATGAATTAGCCCAAAATGTGACTAACAATATCATAACGGGCTTATTCGAGGGTAAAAGTTATGCTGAAATAGCTAGATGGATTAATGAGGAAACAGAAGCTAGCTACAAACAAGCATTACGTATTGCAAGAACAGAAGCAGGACGTACTCAGTCTGTCACTACCCAAAAAGGATATGAAGAAGCAAAAGAGCTAGGCATCAATATTAAAAAGAAATGGCTTGCCACGATCGATAAACATACACGCCGAACCCACCAAGAGTTAGACGGTAAAGAGGTTGATGTAGACGAAGAGTTCACCATTAGAGGGCATTCGGCAAAAGGTCCGCGGATGTTTGGGGTAGCATCAGAAGATGTGAATTGCCGATGTACAACAATTGAAGTTGTCGACGGTATCAGCCCTGAACTTAGAAAAGATAATGAATCTAAAGAGATGTCGGAGTTTAAAAGCTACGACGATTGGTTTAAGGGTCGTATTAGGGGAGAAATCACAGATGATTTAGCAGATAAAGCGATGAGCCTTAAAAAATTCATTGAGGGTGTCGATTTAGGGGATTGGGATCATCTTTCAGAAGCTGAAATGGAAGCTCTAGAAGCAGAATATGAAGAAAAATCTATGCAACTAGAAAAAATCCTTGCTGAAAACCCAGATATTTTACGATTAAAAGAAGTACCTAAAGACTTAAAAACTGCTTTAGCAGAAAACCTATTCGAAATAAAAGAGATAGATGAACTATTCTACAATACCGAAAATTATTTAAATTGGCGACAAATTATCACAGACGAGCAATACGAGGCTATTTTTAATTATGCTGCAAGTAGTGATTATATGAACTATTACCTAAGGCATCCGGAAAATATAGAAAAATTGATTACAGGATCAGGCTTAGATAAGCTCAAATTGCAGGTGATGGATTTACAAGAAATACTGGGTCGATATACGGCACAAACGGACTTTACAGTTTACCGTGGGTCTGATGTGGTATATAATTTAGATGAATTAGTTCCAGGCACAGAACGTGTTTTCGATAAAGCATTTTTAAGCAGTTCGTTAGATCGCGCGGCAGCTCAAAGCTTTGCAAAAAATGCAAGCAGTCCAGTATTTTATGAGATAGATGTAAAGAAAGGCTCGAAAGTTGGCGCCTACATCGAAGAGATCTCGAAATATGGAGAAAAGGAGAAAGAGTTCCTATTTAACGCCAGCACTAAGTTTAAAATAATATCAGTAAACAAAACGGACGAAGCACTATATTTGAAGTTGGAGGCGATAGAATGAGAGAAGAGGTTTTAAATGAGCTTGTACCGACTTTGCAAAGAGCAACCGATGAACAGTTAAAAATTATTGGTATAGGAGCTTTTGGGGGGAAATTGCCATTTGTGGATAAAGGGATTCTATCAGAATTCAAGAATACACTAGGGCTAGCAGATGATACTTATGCAGATAGATTGATATGTAAATACATCTCTAATAATGTCGAGAGTTATGACTATCAACTGGAAAACGAAGGCGCAACGTCAGACTTGCACTACAAAGTGCCAAAACGTAAAAAAATTAGCATTGATGAAATTGTACAAAAAGCGATAGACGTAAGAGAAAATAGCATCTAGCCAAAACTGGTTAGGTGCTATTTTTGGACCTAAAGGAGGCCATAAGATGGAAGATCCTTACGACCATTTAGACGCAGACTACGAAGAATTTTTGAGAAAGGAAAAACCCGTGAAGAAAAAAGTTCAAACTATTAAAGATATCCAACGTAAAAAAGAGCGAGGGCAGACGAACGAAGAGTTTTACGAATGGGTATCAAGCCAAGAGCCTGATTTTGAACAGGCCACAATTGTTGTACAGCGGCCAAATGGAGAGGTCACTACTTATTACAGCCAAAATGGAAGTTTGCCGCTGCTAGGCATGCTAGATATAGCAAAACAACAAGTATTAGATGATATGATGAGTTAAGACTTGCTTATTGGTAAGTCTTTTTATTTTGTCCAGGAGCCATGACGTTAAAAGGGCACCGCTACCGAGCAGACGGTATATTCTGACACTCTAAGCGGCAGCGACCGCTATATAAATGCTATGGAGGTAGAAAACGATGGAATGGATCAAACAAATTTTAGCAAAACATATGAAAGAAGATGGTACGTTGGATATGGAGGCTGCTAATAAAGAAATTGACAAAGAATTTCCTGTAAATGCAGTACCAAAAGACCAATATAATAATCTTTCAAGCCAGTTAGCTGAAGCAAATAAAACCTTAAAATCGCTAGAAGCTAAAACAAAGGACAATCCGGATGTTCAAAAAGAACTAGCTGATTTAAAAGAAAAGGCAGACGCGTTGGAAAAGGAAAACAAAGATTTGAAAATCAATAGCCAAGTATCTGCTGCATTACAAAGTGCAGGGGCTAAGGATATTGATTATGCTTTATTTAAATTAGGTAAGTTAGAACTTGACAAAGATGGGAATGTGAAGGACTTAGAAAGTAAAGTGAAAGACTTGAAAGCTTCCATCCCTGATTACTTTGAAAAGAAGGATACACTCGATGATAAGTCGAAAAAAAAGACTGAAAATAAAGCTGGCTATCAACCAATTGATAACAAACTGCCAAAAGGGAAGGAACCAAACGAAAAAGATCCATTTGAAGCAATCTTATCAAAATACGAGTAATTGGAGGAATTTTTTATGGCTACAAAATTTTACACGAAACAATATGCAGGCTTATTAGCCAAAATTACAGAGAAAAAATCTTATTTTTTACGTGCGTTTGGAGGAGAGTTGCAGACGTCGGATGCTGTAAAAGATAGCGACACATTTTTGATGCTAAAAACTTCAGATACACCTGTGGTAATGCAACCCTACAACACTGGTGAAAACGTAGCGTTTGGTACAGGAACTGGCAACTCTAATCGTTTTGGGCCACGTAAAGAAATTAAATCTATTGATACAACGGTTCCTTATGAATCTCCGTTAGCGATTCACGAAGGAGTGGATAATATCACAGTAAACGATGACGCTGACGCAGTAGTAGCTGAAAGATTAGAGGAACAAGCGATTGCTTGGGCTGAGTATATCGACGGTTTATTAGGTAAAGCATTATCTGATGCAGCCTCTGAAACGATTCAGTTTGAATTAACCAGTGAAGGAGTAACTAAGCTGTTCTCAACGGCGCATAAGACTTTTGTGAATAATTTAGTTTCTAAGTCTCTTGCTTGGGTTGCTTATGTTCACCCTGATGTTTATGATTTTTTAGTAGACAATGGTTTAGCAACAACAACTAAAAATTCAAGTGCTAACATTGATGAACAAACAATATATAAATTTAAAGGTTTTGTATTGGTTGAAATTCCAGAAAGCAAATTACAAACTGGGGAAATGGCTCAATTTTCCGCGGATAGCGTAGGTATTGCGGGCGTTGGTATTTCTGTAACACGTGCTATTGACTCCGAAGATTTTAACGGAGTAGCAATCCAGGGAGCTGGAAAATATGGTAAACACATCCCTGAAAAAAATAAAGTAGCTATTTTAAAAGCAGTAAAAAAAGCGTAACGCCTACTAATCCAGCAACGGGTATCACGCCTAGTCAGAAAACATGGACGGGTGCAGTAGGCGCAACTAAGACATTTACTATTGCAGCTAATCCAGTAGATGCCACAAACGCACAAGCTGTAATTTCAGCAATTACAGTGATATCTAGTAATGAGAGTGTTGCTACTATCACTAAAAATAAAAACGGTGGATTTGATGGCTCAATTATTGCAGAAGGTAAAGCGACATTTGAATTTACTTCCGGTGCGTTTACAACCTCTATTGCAGTAACAGGTACACCTGCATCTTAGGAGGTGGTTAACTTGATTATCAGCATTGAAGAAGCAAAAAAAATTGACCCATCGGTTACTCAGAGTGACTTAGACGCGTTCGAACAGACAGTTAGGCAACTAACCAATAATAATTTTCAAAACGTTCATATACGCTTTAGGGATGTTGTTTTTAAGGGTAATTCTATTGTGTTAAAAGATAACCCTCTTGGTTTACGAGTAGGTGATACGATTCAAATTAGTAATTCTATAGTAAACGATTGCCTAACAACTGTTGAAGCTATCACAGAAAAGACACTGGAAACAGATGTTGAAGAGCCTTTTTTTGAGGGCTCTTTTTCTGGTGCTTTTATTACAAAAGTAGAGTATCCAGCAGATATTAAAATGGGTATTGAAGAACTTTTACGATTTAAAAAATCGATGGGCGCAAAGTTAGGCATTAAGTCAGAATCTATCGCTAGAATGTCTATCACGTATTACGATGTGAACGCTAGTGATAATATCGAGGGCTTTCCTGCAGCAAAGTTCAGTTTTTTAAATAAATATAAAAAAATGAGGTGGGGATAATGTACTCACCTCAAACCTTTTTTCTACAAGAGGTCAAAGGCCAAAAGCCTGACGGATTAGGAGGGCTTATTGACGATTGGGGCTTGTTTAAAGAAGTTTCTGGATATATCGATTTGGTGACAGGAACAGATGAAACAACGAAACAGAACGCATTTGTAGAAGAATCTACACACATTCTTATTATTCCCGAATTTATTGAGGGGATAACAGACAATATGCGAGTGGTTGATCAAACAAATCGTTATTACGATATTACGTATTCCGATAATCCTGTTGGCATAAAACATCACAATGAAATTTATTTGAAGTTTGAAGGTGTTTTAAGTGGCGAAGAATGACTTTAAATTTATCAGCTACAAAGACAAGGTAAAAAAAGAGTTAGACGCGACGGCAGAACGGGGGATGACTAAAGTCCTCATGATTATCAAAGCTGCTGCAAAGTCTGGTGCACCAGTTGAAACAGGACAGTTGCGGGACCGGATAGACTATCAACTTAAGGCTGTTGGAGGAAAAGTGGTCGGCATTGTCGGCTCGCCAGAACAATACGCCATTTATGTTGAATTCGGAACCGGAGAATTTGCTGAAAATGGCTCAGGACGTAAAGGTGGATGGTTCTTTGAGGGACCAGATGGAGAATGGCATTTTACAAGAGGTCAGAAACCACAAAAGTTTTTAAGAAACGCGTTTCGGCAGAATAAAGAAAAAGTCATCGAAATTCTAGGGAAAGAATACGGAGCTACATTTAAAGGGGGATAAGTGATGGAAGAGTTTATACGAGAGCTGGTAAGAATCTTACAAGAGATACACCCAGAAACATTTTTAGAAACGAATCCTCGAAAAGAGGTCATCTATCCATACGCCACCTTTGATTTTGATTCCGAGCCTATTCGTAGAAATCAAGATGGTTTTTATCTGGATATTGATATTTTTGACAAAAATAATTCATTTTTAAACTTGCTTGTTCTAGAAGACAAGTTAAAAACAGCTCTTTGTTACAAAAGGGTACTAACTCCAGAACTAAATCTCATTTTTAGTTTTCAAGGATCAAATAAAATACCAACAAAAGAAGAGCTGTTAAAAAGAAGAAATGTCCGCTTTTATGTAGCGGTCGATTGGAGGAAAAAAGAATATGGCACTACCTAAAACAGGTTATACAAAAACAACCGCAGACAATTTTGTCATTGATTCTGCGACAGTATTTACCGATTTTAAATACGATAAAGAGAAAGAGGAGTTTACCGGTATTCCCATGGGGGCAACTTCTGGTGGTGTAGAAATCAAAACAGAACTTTCTTACCGTAAAGTGGAAGTAGACGGTGCTTATATTATGGACGTAGTAGGTTTGAATGTGCTTGAATCAGCCACAGCTACGATGAAAGCCAACTTGATTGAATTAACAGCAGAAAATTTACGCCGATCATTAAATGCTACGATGACAGATGCTACTACAGATGAAGCACCTGCTGGTTATAAAATTATTAAACCTAAACGCTATTTAGAAGAAGGGGACTATATCCCTAACATGGCCGTTGTGGGTATTCATAATGGAACGAAACAGCCTATCATCGTTGCGTTAGATAACGGATTGGTGAAAAGCGGACTTGAAATTAAAACAGAGGATGGCAAAGAGGTAGTAATTGAACAGGAAATCACAGCTAATGCTTCTTATGAACAGCTAATAAATGATGAATTCCCATTCCGCATTTATTACCCTGGGACTTCAAATAATCCTGTACCCGTACGTCCCGAAGTCCCTAAAAACGTGCAGGCAACTGTTGAAGAAGACGGGGCTATTTCAGTATCATGGGCAAGTGATGGGTCAACTAGTTATGTCATTCATTATAGCGGTGCTAATCAATCGGAACCTAGCCAAGCTACTATGATGGGCTACAGTGAAACAAACAACTGGAAGCTGCTAAAGGCAAATATACCTAGCTCTAAGCCGAACGATCAAATTTTTCTATATGTTCAGGGCTTTAGCGAAGTGGGACAAGGTTCAAATGATACAGAAAAAGCAGCCTATTTAAATGAACACAGCTTCGGTTCCGAGTGGAGTACGGCTGTTTCTGTGACAATCCCAGCAAAGTAAAAAAATACCAATAAAGGGCGGCTCGATAGTCGTCCTTTTTACATGGAGGAATAATAAAATGACTTTAGAAATGCGTGAATTAAAAGGTGATGATTTATTTACATTACTAACCATTGTCGGAAAACTTGATGTAAAAGATGAGTTTATCAATTTATTTGAAAAAAATATCGAATCTGCTGAAAAGGTAGAGCTGTTTGATCATAAAACGAAAGAGCCGACAAAAGCAGAACAGAAAAAAATTGATGCAGCCAAAGAAAAAGCTGACAAAGAAGCTACTAAGCGTGGCATTGAAATGGGCGCAGCAATGTTGCAAAAAGTCATGCTTAACTTAAAAGATATTAAGAGTGATATTAACGGACTTTTAGCAGAGTTAACAGGCGCCTCCGTACAAGAAATTTCAGCTCTTGGATTAAAGGAGTATACGACTTTATTAGTCGATTTCTTTAAGAAACCAGAACTAGCTGATTTTTTCTCTTCTATCGCCAGCTTATTGAAATAAAAGACGGCGAACACAGAATTAAAGATTTGTTGTTCAAAAGGTATGGAGATCCAATATCGTTACTTCGTACCTATCGTTTGTGTGACTTAATGGAATTTATTTTTTATGTTCAAGAATTGGAACAAGAAGAAAAAATCTACAATCAGTGGTTACACACCCAGATGACGCAGTCTTTACAAGAATTTAAAGACCAACAAAAATACAGACCTTTACGTAAAAATAAAGCGAAATCTACCACAAAAGAAGAACAGCAAAAAGCATTAGATTTTGCTAGTCAATTTGTTAAACCTCGAAAAGAAGGTGAGGTGTCTTAATGGGCGAAATTTTCAAGCTTTTTGGTACGATTGGTGTCGATAATGGTGAAGCCAATAAGGCTTTGGACGAAACGGAATCTAAGGGGCAATCTACGACAAGTAAGTTAGTGGGGTTCTTTAAAAAAGCAGCGCTAGCAATTGGCGCTGCTTTTGCTGTTGAAAAAATTATAAATTTTGGGAAGCTAGGTGTAGAAGCTGCAGCTAGTGCCCAAGCACTAAACGCCCAGTTTACACAGGTATTCGGTAAATTGGAGCCATTAGCACAAAAAATGGTCGACGGTATGGGTAAAAAAATGAACATCTTACCTAACCGGATAAAACCGACCTTTTCTCGTATTACATCTATGTTTAAAGGATTAGGGTTGGATACAGAAGCCGCAATGAAGAAATCAGAGCAAGCAACTACCTTAGCAGCAGATGCTGCGGCTTTTTATGATGTTTCGTTGGAAGACGCGTCGGGCTCTCTTACTTCATTCTTGAAAGGGAATTATGAGGCAGGCGAGGCGATAGGTATTTTTGCCAATGATACGCAGATGGCCCAGTTTGCTATTTCCCAGGGGGTAGTAGGTTCTACAAAAGATTGGCAAAACCTAGATGAAGCGACAAAACAAGCTACTCGTTTAGACTATGCCAATAACATGCTTAAACAAGCAGGGGCTGTAGGACAGGCAGCTCGTGAAGCCGATGGATATGAAAACGTTATGGGTAACTTAAAACAAGCGTGGCAAGACTTTCTAGCGAAAATAGGCACGCCTATTTTGGGAACGGTCGTATCGATTATTCAAAGCATTACGAAAGGCTTGAGCGGTTTAGGTGACAAGGTAGCTGCAGTTATACCAGATTTTGGAGGATTCCAAAAATCAGCTATGGACGCGTTCAATAGTATTCAAAATTCTGGTTTTGTGATGAATCTTCAATGGGCTTTCAAATGGATTAGCGACGCCATAAAAAATGTGGCTCAGGTTGTGCAAAAAGAAATGCCTGAAATAAAAGGGATTTTTGAAGATACCGGCAGTCAAGTATCTATGATATTTACGAAATTAGCAGGAGTATTTAGCACGTGGTCGATTACTTTTGCTGATATTTTCACTGCAGTAGTGCCTAAAGCGATTGAAATTTTTAAATCTGCATTTAAAACGATAAATACAGTTGTGTTACCAGCAATTGAAAAAATCGTGGAGGTGCTTTGGGACATATCAGGAGCTGTGAGTGAAGTTATCGTAAACGACGTCATCCCTGCTTTTGATAAATTTACAAACACCATATCTAAAAACAAGACATTATTCAACTCACTCAAATCGGTAGTAGTAGGAGTAGGAGCGGCATTCATAACGTATAAAGGTATTATGAAAGGCATTAAAATTGCCCAAGAAGCATATAATACCGTAATGTTTGCTTCTAAGTTAGCAACAAAAGGCTTAGACGCGGCAACGATAGCATTAGGCAAAGCCCAAGGTTCTTCTACTTTAGCTTTTAAACTAAATGTAGCGGCTGTCAAAGCAGCAGCGGTAGCGCAAAGAATATATAACGCAGCTCTAAATGCTAACCCGTTTGTTTTAATAATATCTGCAGTTGTTGCTTTGGTTGCAGCAGTCATTTATTTATGGAAAACAAATGATAAATTTAGAAAAGTGGTTATTGATGCGTGGAATGCAGTCAAAGAAACCGCATTGAAGGTATTTAAAAGTGTAGCCGACTTTGTTAAACAAACTTGGGATTCAATTGTTAAAACAGCTAGTGGGTTAAAAGATAGCTTAGTAAAAACGTGGAATGATATTACCGCTAAAGTCTCAGAAATTTGGAAGAAATTCACGGATGCTGGCAAGAAAACATTTGATGGCTTTAAAAAAACAGTGGAAAATGTTTTTAACGGTATTAAGAATTTTCTTCAAACAGTGTGGAATGTAATTTACGCTGTCGTAGGTGCGATAATTGTTAATACAATTAATATCTGGAAAGGTATTTTTGATGGCTTTAAAGCGTATTTCCAATATCTATGGGATCTCATAAAAGCAATTGCTACCGGTGTATGGGAAAAAATAGGTGATACCGTCATGGGGATTATTAATGGTTTTATCGGAGTGATAAAAGGCATTTTTGATGCTTTCAAAAATTTCTTTGAGCAACTGTGGTATACCATAGCGAACTTTGTAAAGAGCATTTGGGACGGAATTAAAAATACAATAACTTCAGTTGCTACGGCAATTAAAAACTTTGTCACTCCTATATTTAATGCCATTAAAACAACGATTACTAATGTCTTTAACGCAATTAAAAACACAGCAACTAACGTTTGGAATGCCATTAAAACAACAATAATTAATGTTGCACAAGCAATTCTTAATTTTGTTACACCGATATTTAATACTATGAAAAACACGATAACGAACATTTTCAATGCCATTAGAAACACGGCTTCTAGTGTATGGAATAGTATTAAAACGACTATTTCTAACATCGTTACCGCGGTTAAAAATACAGTAACAAATATCTTTAATTCATTAAAAAATTCAATTACAAACATTTTTAATGCAATTAGAAATACAGCATCTACTGTTTGGAACAGTATTAAGTCAACCGTTTCTAACATAGTAAGTGCTATGGTGAACACCGTTAAAAATCTATTTAATAGTATGAAAAATACCGTTTCATCTATTTGGGATGGTGTAAGAAATACTATTAGTAATGTAGTTAACGCAGTGAAAAATACTATTTCAAATGTATGGGGTGGTATTACAGGAACAGTTTCTAATATCTTTAATGGTGTAAAAAATGCTATTGATGGGCCAATGAATGCGGCTAAAAATCTAGTAAAAAATGTAGTAGATGCGATTAAAGGTTTCTTTAACTTTAATATTAGCTGGCCGAAAATTCCGCTGCCTCACTTTTCTATTAGTCCGGCCGGTTGGTCTGCGGGCGATTTATTGAAAGGTAAAATACCAAGTTTGGGCATAGAATGGTACAAAGACGGCGGTATCATGACGCAACCTACCATATTTGGCATGAACGGAAATAACGCAATGATAGGTGGAGAAGCAGGAGCTGAGGCTGTCGCACCGATTGACACGCTGTTAGGATATGTTGAAACTGCAGTGAGAGGTGTAATGGCTGAACAAAAAGACGGAGATATCAATGTTACACAATATATTACAAGTCCCGAGCCTTTAACGCCTAGAGAAATTGCAAGAGAAACAAAATATAAGTTGCAGGACCTTGCAACACTGAGAAGATAGGAGGTAGGTTGGATGTACGAACTTATATACAAGAACTCGGAAGGTTCTTTGATTAGTTTCGGTGTTCAACCACCTTTTACCGTTAAAAGTAAAACAGGATTCGGAGCTGTTGAAAATAAGATCATAACAGAAGAACAATATGGACTAGATGGTGTTATTAAAGTTTCGGAGCGTTTAGATAAGCGCGATTTAACGATAAAAGGTGAAATAATTGCTAAAGGAACAAAGGATCTTTTCAATTTACAGCATGAGATGATAAAAACGTTAAATCCTAAAATAGCTGGCACTTTAATTTATAGGATGTTTGATCATGAATTTCAAATTGATGTTTTAGTAGTCAAAGCGCCAGATTTACCTGATCCTGCTAAAAATATTACGCAGGTCTTTACCTGTACTTTTTTAGCTTTAGACCCGTATTGGTCAGATATGAGCAAGTATAATACGCTAATTCCTTTAGCTGTTGCTACGAAAAAACATACGTGGCCGTTAGAAATAACTAAAGGGTATGAGTTTGCTACGCTAAAAAGTGGTGAAATTGTACCAGTAACTAATGATGGTGATGTGTCAGTAGGTGGTACGTTTTATTTTTCTTTGGGTGCAGAAGCGACAGATCCAGAAGTATATAATGTAATTACTCAAGAGTTTTTCCGTTTTAAAGGCTCCTTTCAGGCAGGTACTAAATTTAAATTAGTTACTACTCGAGGGCAGAAAGAAGCGATAATGACAGATCCTAATGGAGTTGAAACTAATGCTATGCCATTGCGAGATTCTAATTCTACTTTTATGCAGCTTGAAAAAGGCGATAACTATTTTCAAGTAAAGGCTACTACAGGTATTGGGAATGTAATTGTACAACTTGACTTTCAGCCGTTGGTAGGCGGTGTGTAATGGAATTAGAGATTTTTACGCAGGATGTAAATAACCAATGGAATTTTATTTCCGAAAAAGTTTTCGATGGTTTCAAAAGCTTAACGGTTAATCTTAACTATTATAGCTATTCGACTTTTGAGCTGTTTGTGGGTTTAACACCAACGAATATAAAAATGTTTATTCCAGACACTGTTATTTATATGGAAGGTCTGTATTTCTATATTGATGCTGTAGTGGTTGACGATCAAGCGACAGCACAAATAAAAGTATCAGGAAAATCGCTGTTAGGTAAGGCTTTAGATCGTATTGTTTATCGAATATATAATAAAACAGCGCCGCCAGAACAGATTGTGTGGGAACATCTTAATAACGAAGTGGTAAATCCTTCAGATACGAAAAGAAAAATTCAATACTTAAGATTGGGCCCTCGACCTAGTTTAGGGAATAGTTCTATTCAATATCAAAATAGCTATGGAGTGGTAGCCGAAGAAATTGAAACGCTTTGCACATCCTATGACTTTGGGATACGAGAGGTGGCTACTAAGTTAGGTGCACCTGGCAATACGTTAACCATCTTTAAAGGTAGAGATGTTTCTAGAACTATCGAGTTTTCAGATGAATATGAAAACTTAACCAAGGCGGGTTATCAGAATAATAACTTTGATGAATCTTCAACTGCTATTGTTTTTGGTGAAGGTGAAGGAACTGAACGGAAAAGTGTTGTTGTTGGAAATAATAAAACGGGACTGCAACGTAAAGAGTTGTACGTCGATGCTCGAGACTTACAAAAGAATACAGATGAAGTGACTTTGACCGATTCGCAATATATTGAAGCCTTAAAAAATCGAGGAAATAGTAAGCTTTCAGAGCGTAAACGAATTTTGACGTTAAGTGGTGAAGTTCCTACAAGTTCAAAATTGTTTAAATTAGGTGAAGATTATCAATTGGGTGACACGATTACTATTAAATCAAATTTATATAACTTGAAAAAAACATCAACTATAACAACTATTAAAAAGACCTATGATTCTAAAGGTCTTTTTATTGAACCGATTTTCGGTAAAGAAACACCTACTATTTTTGATGTTTTAGGAAGGAAGTAGGAGGTAACAAATGGAATGGAGTTTTCCGTGGCTATCTATTGATGGCGATAGAATGTATGATGACAGCGACTTCTCAAGATTTTTTGAGGGGCTTTTTTCTTATGGCGTTTCGCTGACAACAGCTAATGCACTGAAAGTTACCGCCAGTCCTAATGGCGGGATGAAAGTACAAGTTGATTCAGGTTATTCATTTACCGGTAAAGTTTTCTTAAATAGTAGTGCGAAAGCTTTAAGTATTGACGTAGCAAGCAGCACGCAAGACAGAACAGACAGTATTGTGGTTCGAATGGATAAAAGTGTACGTGATGTATTTTTAGCTGTTAAAAAGAACGATACGACAGTAACCCGTACATCGGATGTCTACGAGCTACAGTTAGCCACAATAAGAGTGCCCCGAAATGTTTCTAGTATTACAGGCGATTTAATCACAGATAAACGGGCAGACGAGAAAGTGTGCGGTTATTCATCGCCGTTTCAAAAAGTCAATGTTTCAGGGTTAGAAGATCAATACACAGCTCTATTAAAAGCGATTATTGATAAGATGAACCAATACACAGAAGATGAAAAAGTAAAATTTGAAGCAGATATGCAAGCAATCCTTACCAAGGGAAACGAGTATATACAACAAGCACAGGCAGATTGGCAGACGTTTTTAGAGAGTATCTCTCAATCGATGGAGGGCGATGTAGCTTTAAATCTACAGAAACAAATCACAAGTTTAACACCAGATCAACTGTTATTCACAAAAAACGATTTACCTTTTGATTACCCGATGGTTGAAGTATTGGCTTTAATAAACGGTTTTGGTATTACACCTTTAGGAGAGGAGAACTGGTTAGGAGACATTCCAGAAACTATACCGAATAGAATCGGTTATCCAAAAAAAAATGCTATTACGGTGAAAGTGCCTACTGATTGGAAAATGTCCTCACCTAAAATCAGCGAAGTTAGTCCGTTTGTAT